GATCTTGCGTCCCCTGCCTTGCCTCTGGAGTCGCCCTAGATTGCAAATCGATTGCAAACGGTATTTTGACTTCTTTGGTCAGCGACTTGACCCGCTCTTGAAACTTGGAGTCGTATTCGCTGAACAAAAGACCTAGCCTGCTATTGAGCGATTCTTGGAGTTTGCTTTCGGCTTCGGTGATTTGCCTCAACGGGACAGCGAACTCCTTTTGGAGCCGCTCGTTTGCCTGCCTGAGGGACTCCTCAAATTCCGCGTTGGATTTTGTAATCCCCATCCCTATCAAGGCCTGATTCGCCCCGATAAACGTGATCGTTCCTAGGTTTGCCGGTATTTTTTGAATCTGCCCAAGCATTGACGATATGCTGTACTTGATGTCCTCGACCATCGTTATGGCACGTAGAGAAACGTAATCGAAGGCTATTCCGACCGAATCCGAAAAATTCAGCACTACTACTTCGGCTGCCGTGAACGCCCCGATAAATCCCGTCAGCATCGCCTCAGCAACCCCGTCAACCGTTTCGGTAATGCTTTTGATAAGATCCTCGAAGGTTTGCAAGTCTGGGTTTAGCGATCCGACAATGTAATCGGAAATCAGAACAAATCCTTTGTAGACCACATCCCGAATTGGGGCTATCAAAGCTCCAATGGTCTCGTAAAGGTTTTTGACTGCAACGGCCAAAGCTTCGCTAGATTCCAGGGCACCCTTTGCCGATTCGGCCTTATTCATTAGTCCCTTGGTAGCCAACTCACTGACTGCCGCAAGCCGTTCTTCGGTTGTGGCCAATTGGTCGATGTTTGGAATCAGGCCCCTGAACGCTTCGAAGTTGCCCTTGGTCGCATCTTCGACCATTCGCATTGCCGAGGCTAGATCTCGATCGAACACCCGCGATAAACCCAAAGCCGCTTCGGCCATGTCCTCAATATCGCCCACCCCAGCACCGCGCCGCAATGCTTGAGCCATTTGATCCTGAATGCGTCCCGAATCGATGTTGGTCATTCGCTCGAGGCTGTTGGCAACCGTGACCATTTCATCCGATGCCGCCTTTCCAGCCCCCGGAATAAGAGCAACCGTCTCGGCAAGCTTGATCGATGATCGGTTAAGATCGTCGAACGCTGCGACCGATGCCGACGCAAAGCCCACAACCGCTCGCCCTGCTTCGACGATGCCGATTACCGCTGCCGTCACGCCTGCCAATTGAGCTAGCCCGCGGATCGAAAATTCGACTTGTTGAGCTGTTTGCGTCACTTCATTGGAAAACTGACGCAACACCGCCGAAGCTTCGTTTTTCGCTCCAAGTGTTACTTCTACGTCAGCCATTTTTACGCCTCTGTTCTTCGATTCGGTTTACGTCGGCTTCGAGTGCATTTTGCACCGAAACGAACCAAGCATCCTGATCGTAAATCCCGCCCGCCTCTGGAAGAATCCCCTTGGAGACCCATGCCGCAAGGTTAGCCGCTGAACTAACTCGATGCCCTACGTAATCCTTCGGACAATCGTTGATTTCAAAATACCCTCGACCCTCGCAAGCATCGCACCCGGATTCGTCGCAACCTGGACAAGCTAACATCAACGGAAGGTCGTTGCTTGGCTTGTTGTTGCATTGGTTTCGAGTGCAAGACTTGCATAGTTCGCCGCATCGGATAAATGCGGCTGTCCTTATTTTTTTTTATCACCTTCGCTAGCCGAGTTGCCGCGAAGGCAACAACTTACAAGCTTTACAGCGTCGGCAACTTCGATTTCTTCGTCCCAATCGCTTATGGGCCTGTTGAGACTCCAGCCGGCCAAACAGATCGAGACAGCTTCGCGAATTGCTGCCATCTGTTTTTTTGGTTCGGTCGATTCCCTGAAATCGCTGATAAGCCCCAAAACCTGTTCGGTCTTGCGGAACTTCAAGCGATTCAAGGTAAACTCGATATCGTACCCATCGATTTTCTCTGTAAATGTATTAGGCTGCATGGTTGAAAGCGATTGAGAATTCTTGGTCGGAAGCGTCTACGTTCTTGTTTGCTTGCCATTCAAGCTGATCGGTCATAATGCCGTTTCGCTCGCCCATTGGCTTGGCTACCAGCTGAGCCTTGGGGATTGTGAATACAAGCGTTGATGTCGTTGGTCCCGCGATCGTAAACGATAGGCTTGCCTCTGTCCCGTCGCGAAATTGGCTGTATCGGTTTTGAGTAGCGATAAGCTTGGACTCAGGGTTGCCAGTGATTCGCGGATTGCGATCCGTGATAACAAAGCTATCGACGCCCGCCGCCGAGGTTGAGCATTCCCTTGCGGTAATCACGTTGCCAAGATCAATCGTAGCCGACTCAAGGCAAATATTCGTCGACGCCCAAGACGTTGCACCGCCCGCAACGCGAAGCGGTAGTGTGTTGACGTAGTTGATAGAACTTGGAATCGCTGCGTCTGCTTCGTCATCGTAAACCCCTTGGAAATCAAATTCAACCCGGCCCATTCGCCCGGTAGGAAGGATAAATCGAGCATTGCCGACCGCCCCGTAGATACGCCTCCGAACGCCATCAAAGAACCCTGCAATAGTCAGGGTCTTTACCGCGCTTCCAGAGGCAGGAACTTCGGTTTTAGGGTAGTAGGTAGCTGTCGAAAGCACAACGCCGCAAGCCGGGAGGAAAGTGCTAGCCCATGTGGGAACTGCCGAGCCATCATAGGCTAGATCAACTGAGAATGTAGCCCTGCCAATTCTAGCTCCTGGGATTGATGCCAAGCGACCGAAACCGCCCTGCCCCTGCCGCTCCTCAAAAGGGGACTCTGGGTTAATCATTAGGTCGTAGGCATTGATCGTGCAATCCGCTGCCGCGATGGTTTCGGCTGTCCCCACGGTCGATTCGATCTTTGCACCCAAAACGGTTTTTTTACGTAGTAGCATATTTGTCCCTTCCGAGTATTTCGTTTGCGTCCTGTTTGGCTTCTTTGAGCTTGCGAACCATTATCGATTTAGCCTGAGCCGCCCCGCGATCGAAAGCATCCTTGACGCCTTCAATCTTGGTGGCTTGCAAGTCTCTGAGTTTTTGAATCGGGAATCGAGCCCGCCCGAGTCGCTTGTAAATGTCTCTGCCCAGCCTTGGGATTTTTGGTCCGAAGGCCCCATCGAACACCATCGCCGGAGTCCCTCGAACGAATTCGATCTCGACTCCTTCGACGGTTTGACGTGCCTTGAATGCCCTAAGCGGAACGGTAAACGTGTCGTCGATTTTTAGAATTGATTCTTTGGCTAGCAGGTTGTCGATCAGTTTTTCGTCGACGCAAAAGGCTCTCAACTCCTCGGCCCGCTCAACCGCCATCGCCGTAACGATTTCGCGTTCTGTTCGCCGCCTTGTTTCCTTGGTGGCTTCCTCAATGCGATTGCTAAAAGCCTTCTCCAGTCCGTCGGCGTAGTTAATCACTCGCTCGGCTGCTAGCTTGGCTTTTTCTTCATGTGCGAATATGTCGATTATCATTGCGTCACCGCCTCACCGTCGGATCGTCTTCATCGACTCGATAAGTCACAATCAATTGCATGTTCGCCCCGTCGATACCGCCATCGGAAGTAAAGTTGATCTTGGTTCCGAAGGTAGCAAACAAAGCGTTGCCGTCGAACGTGTGCCACGAGCTAGCCGGGTTACAGATGCACTTGCGAACATCTGACCCGAATTGATTTAGTAGTGTGTCGATTGCGTCTTGGCTTCGCTCAGAAGGCATCAAAACTAGCCGAATATTAAATTGCTGGGCCAAGGCCACCGCTGGGGGATTGCCCGGACAGGATAGCTCGGGCACTTCGTTTTGGACGCCCTGCGTTATGATGATCTGGCGATCTATCGGCGTGTAGTTTGCAAATCGAGTAGGCCGCTTTACTTCCTGAACGTCGGTTGGGTACGTAGTCGAATCGCCGACCATAGCCGATAGCCTGGATTCCAATTCAACCGCGATTAACTCGATGATTGCTAGCGACACTCTAAAACCAACATCCCTTCATCATGCTCAACAAGTCGAACAATAGACCGCCGCTCAACCGGTTCGCCAACTCGCGGGGATAGCCCAATTTGGTCCCCGCCGAGGTCTAGCTCTTTGCTTTCAATGCCTTCCGATCCATCATTTGAGACGTAGACCATAAACCTTGGGGTTGCTAGGTCTGACGCCTCTGGTAGCTGCAAGGAATCATCTCGCACAACCACCGCGCTGATCTTCTTTGATCGACCGTTTCGCTTGTAGTAAACGACCGATTCGGCGAAGTCTTGCGGGTTGGCGAATACCTTTTTGGCATCCTCGATAATGGTATCGTGAAGGGTCACGGATTAGACTCGCTTGCAAGTCATCTTGAAGTAGTCAACAACAACCGAATCGACGTTGGTGTTGGCCGCCTTTTGCAATTGGACAAGCGGTTGCAATCCCGAGGAATAGCCGCTCATGTCAAAGGTGGTTGTCGCGCCGACTCGCTGGCCGTCGATGTAGAATTTTACATCGCTCTTACCGCCAGTGAAGTCAATCACGAATTCCTTGTAGGTCGCTCCAAGGCTCACGCCGCTGGAGATGTCATCGTTGTCTCGCACCCCGTCGTCGGTTTCGAGATAAACAAGCGTTGTGCTGCTTGCTCCCTCCATTCGAAACCAAGCGTTTGCTGCAACGCTGTCGGCGGTATCGTTTCGAGCCGACCCAAGACCGAAGCAAAGAATTGAACCGCTCGTGAAGGTGGCTGCCCCGATCTTGACCCGCATCTCAAGACGCTGAATCAAGTCGATGTCAAAGTCCAGTGCATCATTGAAGTGCAAACAGACGTTCTCGATTTCGCTCGTAGCCGCAAGCGTCAAGGTCGCTTCGCTCGTTCCCTTGGAGTAGGTCGGAGCCCCAGCCGACGAAGTGTCGTCAACAAGCCAAGCCGTAGCGGGGTCTGCTGATGTCGGAAACGTTGCCACAGCACCGTTGAAATCGTCGTAAAAAATCTGAAAGTCGCGCATGTCGCCCATGTTCTTATATTCCTGTATTGTGAATTTTGTTGCTGTCCCAAAAAGCCCCCAGGCAATCGCCTAGGGGCTAGATTTCAATCGACACTACGCACGATTAGCGAAGATGCCGCGATGCTCGATAACCGCCGCTGCAAACGATTGGCGAACGGTGTAGATGTACGAATCGTTTCGGATGTTGTAATCGCTTTCGAGCACCGGCGATTCTTCGCCACTCAAGAAGCTAATTTCAACCGTGTCAATCAGGCTGTTGTCGGCGATTGCGTACCAGTTGGTGCCGCTGTTGGCGTCCAGGTAGGGGCTTGCGACTACTCGCAACTGCCGAGCACCGCCGCGACCGTAAAGGTTTGAGACGCCGCTATTCTTTTCGCTCTCGACCGAAGCCGTCGAATTGACAAGCTCCAGTGCTGTCCCTGCGTAGGCCAAAGGCACCAAGAGGATTGACGGGGTAAGCCCGAGGAAAACATCGCTGTTGAGTCCCTTTTGCTTTCCCATTACCTCAAAGGCTTTGTCAAGCGTCGTCTTGCTCGGAGCCGCTGCCGCGCCCGAAAGGTTAGTTCCGGAGGTGTGCGATGTCGAGAACAAGTTGAACCCGTCGGGCATCAACGGATTCGACAAGAAAACATCGTAGATCGCTTTTTCTTGC